CATTCCGCTGGTGAGATCTTGTGAGGAATGCGATTGGGCGGTGCGATCGTCTGAATGCGGGTATGGTGAAATTGGTAGACACGCCAGATTTAGGTTCTTCCGTGTTTTCTCTCCGGTAAAGAAGACAATAAACTCAAGGTCCTAGCAAACCTTGGGTTTTTCTTTACCCAAAATATCTTCTGTATCGGAGAGACTGCGATAGCGGAGTGCCACGTTTTCTGGAGGCTAATCAGATGGAAATAAAGGATATTCTTGCGATTATCGGAACGGTGGCGATTTGGTTCGTTGTGACAATGGCACTCCTCGGGATGACCCTGGTGCCGCTGTCCCTTTTCTTAGAGCAGCAGTGGAAACTCTACCTCCAGCGCCGAAAGGATCGCAAGCGGAGAGAACGAGCAGAACGTAACGCGCTGAAAAAGCTGGAGAATTGATAAGATCGCTCCGCTAACGGAGGAATTACCCCTCCATACAGCACATTCGAACAACCTTCGAGCAACGATGAGGCTTGAATGATTACCGAAGACCTATACCAGACCGAGCTTGCCCTTGAGGAAGAAGCTCGGGGCCTGACGATCCAGCGGTTCCACAGAGAGCATCTCAAGGGAACCTTAGAGGAAACCTTCAGTGAGACCTTTCTTGGTTCTCATCTAATCGGAAACTACCTAGTCCCTTACACTCAGGGCATCTCTGAGTGGCTAAGGGCCTCCAATTCAGGCAAGGCAGGAAGGCGTAGTAGAGCTGCTGTCTTGATCGAACACGTCGATCCGGCGCTCCTCGCCTTCCTGATGCTGAAAGCCATCCTCAACAAGGTGGGTGTCTACCACGAGGGCAAGTCTTGCTCGTTCACCGGCCTAGCCATCTACGGCGCGGGTCTGGTGCACGACGAGCTCCGCCTCCGGGAGTTCGACGCCGAACACGCCAAGTTGTCTAAGCGCATCCACGCCGACTTCGCCAGCCGCGAGCTGACCAGGTCGAAGCGTGAGGAGTACATGCAGAAGGTCTTCGAGAAGCACGACATGGAATGGTCGGTGTGGACGAAGACCGAGATGGTGCAAGTAGGCACGGCGCTCCTGGATGTCTTCCGGGCCGTCACGGGTGACATCGAGATCATCACCGAGGGAAGCGGCAAGGGGAAGCGGGACGTCGTCCAGCCCTCCCTCGGCCTCCTCCAGGCGGTCGAGATGACCTCGGATCACTGCGAGGCTCTCTTCACCACCTACTTCCCGACCGTCATACCGCCCCGTCCGTGGTCGGTGGACACCCTGGAGACCGGAGGCTACCACAGCCACCACGTCACCCCGTATCCGCTCGTGAAGGCGTCCAAGAAGGCGTACCGCACGATCCTCCGGGATGCCGTGGAAGCCGGAAAGGTGTCTCGGGTCCTCCAGGCCGTGAATGGCCTCCAGGACACCCGGTGGTGCATCAATGTCCGAGCTCTGGACGCCATCGAGGCTGTCTACGAGCGCAACATCCCTTGCGGCAAGCTCCCCCGAGCCGACCGGAAGATACCCGACCCGCCGCCGAAGTCGCTGGAGGGCCTGGACATTGACCACCCTGACGTGAAAGCCTACCGCGTATACTGCTTCGGCGTTCATGAGAACAACCGGCGCATCATTGGCAAGCGCGTCATGGCGCAGCGAGCCTTCCACCTGGCCCGTAAGTTCTCTCAGTTCGAGGCCATCTACTTTCCACATGACCTCGACAGCCGGGGCAGGGCTTATCCCAAGCCGTCCGGCCTTAACCCTCAAGGACCCGATTATGTCAAAGGCATCCTTCAGTTTGCGGAGGCCAAAAGTCTCGGGCAAAGCGGCCTCTTCTGGCTGGGAGTGCACGGAGCTAACTGTTATGGGGAGGACAAGCTACCTCTGGACCAACGCTCGACTTGGGCGCGAGATAATTTGGAGCTCGCCCGACGTGTGGCCCGGAACCCACTGCAAGAACTCTCATGGACTCGATGTGATAACCCTGTCCAGTTCCTCGCGTGGTGCTTCGAGTGGGCAGAAGCCCATTCCCTCCAAGACCCGACCACGTACCGGTCGCGACTCCATGTAGACCTCGATGCAACCTGCTCCGGCCTCCAGCACTTCTCGGCTATGCTCCGGGACAAGGTTGGCGGCTTCCACGTCAACATGACGCCCAACGATGTCCGCCAGGATGTCTACGGGGCCGTCGCCAAGGAAGCGATCAAGCTGATCGATGCTGACGAGGACGAGGAGAAGGTAACCCTCGCCGACGCCTGGAGAACCTTCGGGATGACCAGGAGCACGACCAAGCGGTCGGTGATGGTCAAGCCCTACGCTGGCACCCGCCAGTCTTGCACGAACTATGTCTCCGAAGCCGTCGAGGACGCCCTGAAAGATGGCGTAGCCCTCCCGGTTCCCCGAGAGCTCATGTGGGAGTTCAAGATGTACGGGGCCGACAAGGTGTGGAAGGCAATCCCAAAGGTTGTCGTCGCCGCAGACGGGGCCATGCAATGGCTCATGGCGATCTCACGCCTGGTCGGTAGGTCACAGCCTAGCCAACGCCGGATCGAATGGGTGACCCCCCTGGGGCTCCCGGTGCACCAGTACAAGTTCGACACCCGGTCCCGCAGGGTCGAGACGTTCTTTGATGGCGCTCGCATCCAGCCCCGGATCACCGAGGACCTCGATAGCCTCGATCCGAGACAGATGGCTACCTCGGTGGCCCCCTCGTTCGTCCACTCGCTCGACGCTTGCCACCTCCAGGCAACCCTGAGTGCCGCTATGGACGATGGCATGACCTACTTCGCGGCTGTCCACGATAGCTTCGGGGTCCATGCTGCCGATGTCGAAAGGTTCACCAGGATCATCCGAGAGCAATTCGTTCAGATGTACGAGGAGCACGACGTCCTGGCCGAGTTCCTGGAGACAGCCTCGCCGTTGATCCTGCCGGAACTTCGGGAGGAAATCCCGACGTTACCCCCTAAGGGCTCCCTGGACCTCCGGGGCATCCTTGAAAATCAGTTCTTCTTTTCCTGAAACAATCTCTACGATAACGGAGATAAAGTATGACCACCTTCAAGCCAGGTGATAAGGTTCGCGTGAACCCCACGCAGGAAAATATCACGTACTTTCGGGCCAACGCTCCCGGAGTGAGTATACAAGACCCCTTCACGGTAAAAGAACAGAGAGGGTACCTTTTATCATGCGAGGAACTTGCGCAGAGACACTACGCTGACAGGTTCTATCTCGTCTCACCACCGGTCGCTGAGAAACCCCGCCAGCTCCTCACGGTTCTCCAGATGGATCGGGCTATCGCCGCCGCTGGCGGGACCCCGAGTGTCCTCGAAGAGTACCTCGATCGGCCACTCTCGGACTTCATCCAGAACGTCATGGCCCCGAACAGTCTCACCCTCAAGTACAAATAACGGGAGACCACGCAGATGCGTGCTTTGATCCTGGCGGCACTCTCCGCCCTGGTAATGACAGCATACGCATACGCAGCCCCTATACCGCCGACCTACACGATCTCCGAGGATTTCGGAGGCCGCCTGGACGAATACGAGCACAAGTACAACCGGTGGTCCCGCGAGGGTGCCAAGGTGATCCTCGACGGCATCTGCGGGAGCGCCTGTACGGTGGTCCTCAGTACCAAGTACAACCTGGATGTCTGTGCGACGGACAGGGCCGAGGTCCTCTTCCACATGCCCTTCATGCTCGACAAGCACATGAAGCTCGTGGACACCCCGTACAACCGGGCACTCGCGATGGTGATCTGGCACGACCATTTCCTGCGGGTCCTCCCGCCCAAGATGGCGGCTGTACTGGAGAAGAAAAAGATACCGAGCGTCTACGAAGGCGCTGAGTACAACGAGATGATCGGATGGAAAGCCCCCGATCTTTTCAAACACGTCAAACCCTGTAACTAATTCTCTACGATAACGGAGAAATAACCATGTTCAGCCCGACTACCTCGTCTGCCCTCAAGGACCTCACGAAGTCCCTCGCGAAACTTCGCGCCGCCGCTTCCGCCGCCAACCGCCGCAAGGAAGCCGCCGATCGTCTTATCTGCGACCTCGTCGCCAAGTCCGAAGCCGAGAAGGCCGAGGTCGACCACGCCCTCCGCGTGGCTAGTAAGCTGTCCGATCTCCTCGCCTGATCCCCCAATACCCATACCTTTTTTCTAATCCCTCCGATAACGAAGGAAATTCAATGACCCCGACTGCACAGATGAAAGCCATCCGCTCGAACACCCGCTACGTGGAGGCTTCCGTCCACTACAACCGCCGCAAGTTTGACAAGAAATACGAGGTTGTCGCTCGCCTCTACGACGACGCCCTCGAAGACCTCGGCGTTGCCATCGGCGGGGAAGTTGTCCTCGACGTCCGCGAAGACCGCCACGACGCCCTCGAAAGCGTCCGCTTCTTCCGTAACCAGGGCTGAGGTGGACCATGCGAGCACGTCGCTGCCCCGGTTGCGGGGACCGTTTCTACCACAACCCAGCCGAACCCAAGAACACCTGCCAGAACTGCGCGGGGGAATACGATCCCACGAAGCAAGCGCAGGAAGACGCGGCGAACATCGCCCGTGTCAACGACTTCCGGGTCCTCGGCAATCGTAAGCAGACGGTGGACCTGAAGACCCTTCAGGACGCCCAAAAGGCCGCGTCAGGCGATGACGTGGCGGAACCCAATCAGGTGGCCGCACCGGCTCCGCGAGGCAAGAATGCAAAGAGTTAACCTTCCCTTCTTCGTCACCCGAGTCGATAGCGCCGCCCAGTACGTGGATGACTTCGGCGACCTGCTTGATCTGATCGTGGACCAGTCCGTGGACGATCCTGATTACCAGACTTTCTCCGAGGCGCTCCAGGACGACTGGAACGACGAGGATCACCGCCTTGAAGTCTTCGGCCCTCACTTCACCGAAGAGACCCTCAAGGACACGCTCGACCTCTGCGAGGCGGTCGAGGCAATGAACAAAGGCTACATTCTCTAAATGGCAAATCCAGTCCTGACACTCACGAAGGGTGTCGCAGTCTATCCGGCACTGAACCGCCCGGACACCAAATTCGATGAACTCGGCCAGTATAAGGCCGACGTCAAAATGAGCGCCGAGGATGCCGCTCCCTTCATCGCACGTATCCAGGCGGTCGCCAAGGAACACATGGGCAAGGCCCTTCTCAAGGCTAAGAACTCGGCCTTCGAGATGGTCCTGAACGACGACGGCGAGGAGACCGGAGAGGTCCTCTTCAAAATCCGAGTGAAGAACAAGCTCCGCAAGTCTGACGGGAAACTGTGGGACCGCCGACCGCTTATCATTGATGCCAAGAAGAATGACCTCCCGGTGGATGTTGCCATCTGGGGCGGCACCACGATGCGGGTGCAGCTAGAGGTTTACCCGTGGAACACGGGGGCCAAGAAGGGCATCTCGCTCCAGCCGATCATGGTCCAGGTCATCGATCTTAAGACCGGAGGTGGCCGTGGCGACACCGACGCCTTCGATGAAGAAGACGGTTACGAGGCCGAGGAAGAGAACACGGTCAACAAGAACGCCTTCGACAACGAGGACGACGATTCAACCGTAGATACGGGGTCGGATGACTATTAACAGTCACCGGTTCCGTTCCGGCCTGGAACGACAGGTGGCCCGTCAGCTAGAGCTGGCGGGTCGCCCCTACGGGTTTGAAGAAGACAAGATCGACTACGTCAAACCCGCGAAGAGGGCCAAGTACAACCCCGACTTTCACGTCATCAAAAAGCGTGACGGCTCGAAAATGTACATCGAGAGTAAAGGCCGCTTCCTCACCGAGGATCGCGCCAAGCATCTCCTCATCCGAGATCAACATCCCGAGTTGGACATCCGCTTCGTGTTCCAGAACGCGAACGCCCGGATCAGTAAGACCTCGTCCACCACGTATGCGCGTTGGTGCACCGACAAGGGCTTCAAGTTCTCCGACAAGGGCATCATCCCCAAGGAATGGCTCCAAGAATGAAGTTCTCCTATGTACAGCTATGTGAGGCCGCGAAAGCGATCCCTGCTGTCCCGCGAAGCGACGTCTTCTCCGTCGCCCTCCCACTATCATGGGAAGAAGCCTGGTACCGCCCCCACGACCCGCTGGACCACTACGAGTTCAGTAGGATTGAATTCCGTGTCCGCAGCGAGCGCCTGAACGGGGCTCGGGTGTGGGCCTGGTACTACCATGACCTCCTCGTGAAGGTGTTCCCGCAGGGATGAGCGAAGCGATCCAGACGCACCAGTCGTGCGACGATTGCGGCTCCTCAGATGCCCTCACGGTCTACGCCGACCACACCTACTGCTTCTCCTGTGAAACCCGAAGGAACACCGATGGGGACGATTCACCCTATACCCATTCTTCCGAGGCTGCTTCCTCCTCCGAGCGCGTTTACCGATGCACCTACAGTGCCCTCGCGAAACGAAATATCACCGAAGAAACCGCCCGTTTCTGGTCCTATGGGCGGACTGATGTAAACGGTAAGACCGGCATCCACTGCGCCAACTACCTCGATGAAAACCGAAAGGTAGTCGCCCAGAAGCTACGCTTCCCCGACAAGACCTTCCCCTGGACAAACCGAGCGGCCTTCAAGGGTCTCTACGGCCAGTGGCTCTGGCGGGACGGCGGGAAACAGGTGGTTATCACCGAGGGCGAGATCGATGCCCTGAGTGTGTCACAAGTCCAGCAGAACAAGTGGCCCGTGGTGTCCCTCGTGGACGGCGGGGGCAAGAACGCCGTCAAGCCGATCAAGGAAGCCTACGAGTGGCTCCAAAAATTCGAAAAGATCATCCTCTTCTTCGACAACGACGACAAGGGCCGCCAGACGGTCGAGATCGTCAAGCGGATGCTGCCGCTAGGTAAGGTGTACATCGCGTTTGCCCCAGAGGGCTTCAAGGACGCGAATGACATGCTCATGGCGGGGAAGGGCAAACAGATCATCGATACGATCTGGGGAGCCAAGCAGTACCGCCCTGAGGGACTCGTGAGTGGCTCGTCGGTCATCGATCGTCTCCGCAACCGCCCGAAGGTCCAAGCCTATCCGTACCCCGCCTTCATGGAGCAGCTCAATTACAAGACCGGTGGCGGCATCCGCCTTGGCGAACTGGACACCTGGACGTCCGGGACCGGCATGGGCAAGACGACGATCATTAAGGCCCTCCAGCACCACTACTTCCACACGACCTCCTTCAACCAGGCCCTCATCCACCTCGAAGAACCTCTCGAAGACACCGGGGACGACCTGATCGCCTACGAGGTCGCCAAGAGGTTCACCGTGGACGACCCGGACTTTCGGGACACCCTCGAATACTCGACCGCCGCCGAGAAGCTGTTCCTGGCGAAGGACGAGGAGGGCAACGACCGGCTGCAACTCTATGATGCCTTCGGGTCTATGGAGGACGAGAGCCTCTACGAGATCATCCGCTACGCCGCCAAGGCGCAGAACTGCAAGATGGTGTGGCTAGACCACCTCTCCATCCTTGTCTCCGACATGGGCGACGGGGCAGGGGCCGATGAGCGCAAGCGCATCGACAGCATCATGCACAACCTCAAGTCCCTCACGGTCGAGCTCGGCATCTACGTCGGCCTCATCTCACATCTTAGGAAACCCCCAGGAAATGGTAAGTCCTTCGAGCAAGGCGCTGTTCCGTCACTTGATGACCTTCGCGGTTCTGGTGGCATTAAGCAGCTCTCAAATGGTGTCTTCGCTATCTCCCGAGATCAGCAAGCAACCGACCCAACAGTACGCAATACTTCCACGGTCTCCGTCCTTAAGTGTCGCAAGACGGGGCGGACAGGCACCGCGGATTTCCTGACTTTCTCGGACGCCACAGGGCGCATCGAGAGAGGCACGGACCCGGCACTCGCCGATAACAAGACTGCCTTTAATGACGAAAGCAACGGAGAATACTGACGATGAGGTCTTCCACCGCGCCGAGCGGTTGACCCTCGAAGCAACCGCCGAACCCAAACTGCTCCCCCAATATCAAGACGCAATGAAACAAGCCCGAGCCCTTGAAGGCGCTCCGGGATGGAAAGGAAAAACACGCATGACCCAGGTAGAGAAAATCCTCAACCACATCCAGAAGAACGGCTCGATCACGCAGCGTGAAGCGTACCTCGACTACAGCATCCAGAGCTTCCACCGCCGCCTCTCGGACATCCGCGAGATGGGCATCAAGTTGCTCCCGGTGACCAAGGTCCATCCGACTACCGGACAGGAATACACGCGCTACTACCTCGCTGGCTCCAAGGCCAACCAGAAGCCGATCGCAGCGTGACCTACGGGGAAACCTTTTGGCGCACCGTGAGGCTCAGTCTCACGGTTGCCCTCCCGGTCCTCGCGGCCATCCTCCTGTCCTCCTAACGGTGAACGCCATGAACATCGATATTATCAACGTCGGGCACTACCGAGTGACCTCCCACGGGGGCCGCCTGTTCGACCTCTTCAACCGCGCAACCGACACGGTCCACAGCATCAAGGCCGACGCCTTCCGATCGATTGCCGCCACGCGGACAGTCGAGAGCTGTGAGGCGGTCGAGAAGCAGCTCGTGGACGAGAAGTGATGCGATTGATCGTCATCCTCCTGTCCTCGTTCCTTGTTTTGTCGGTGGCGAACTTCGTGACCAACGTCCTGCTACTGGTACTGTGAGTGAACGACCACACGAACGAAAACCTACCGAGTGATCTCAAGGTCTCCCGTCGCGGAGACCTTCTTATTTTCACGACCCGCACAGCAATCATCTCCATCGACTTCAAGCGTCGGGAGGAGGTCATAGCGGCCATTCGTGCTCTGACTTAACATACTGGAAACACGAGTGAAAATCTTCATAGCGGACGTCGAAACCGACGGCCTCCTCGATAGCATGACTAAAATTCACTCGCTTTGTTTCGAAGACTTCGAGACAGGTGAGCTGTATTCCTGCGCCGACCAGCCGGGTTATATGAGCATCGAGGACGGCCTTCGATTGCTCCTGACCGGGGACATTATTGTCTTCCATAACGGGGTGAAATTCGATCTTCCGGCTATCCAGAAGATTTACCCGTGGTTCACTCCCGAACAGTCCAAAATATTCGACACCATCGTCGCCTCGCGCCTCATCTGGACACAGATCGTGGACACCGACATGGGCAAGATCAGGGCAGGGACCACCACCCTCCCGCCGAAGCTCGCTGGTCGCCACGGCCTCGAAGCCTGGGGCCACCGCCTTGGGAACTGGAAGGGCGACTACGCAAAGATCATGGGGGAGCGGGGGCTGGACCCCTGGGCCTCCTGGAACGAGGAGATGCAGGAGTATTGCTGCGGCGACATCAGCGTCACGGCGGCCCTATATCGCCTCATCCTAGACAAGAACTACTCCGCACAAGCCCTTGAGATCGAACACAGAATCGCGTTCATCATGGCCGAGATGGAGAGGACAGGCTTCGGCTTTGACGTCGAGGCCGCCGAGAAACTCTATGTCGAGCTCGCCGGTAAACGCGAGGAGCTCTCCCAGGAACTCCGCAACCTCTTTCAGCCCTGGTTCGTCAAGGACGGTCCGGTCAAGGAGCCCAAGAAACCCCTGGCTCGCCTCGGGTACTGGGGCCACAAGAACGACGACGGCTCCTGGACAGGCTACCCCTTCCAGAAGGTCAAGCTCACTGTCTTCAATCCCAACTCACGAGACCACATAGCCGACCGCCTCATGCGGGTTCGCGGCTGGAAGCCTACCGAGATGACCCCCGGTGGCAAGCCCAAAGTGGACGAAGATGTCCTCGCTGGTCTCAAGTACCCCGAAGCCCAAGCCCTGACCGACTTCATGACGCTCCAGAAGCGTATCGGCCAGTTGGCGGAGGGCGACAACGCCTGGATCAAGCTGGTCAAGGCGAACGGACGCATTCACGGCTCGATCAACCCGAACGGGGCGGTCACCGGGAGGGCAACTCACAATACTCCGAACATCGCCCAGGTTCCCAAGGTCGGGACCCTCTATGGGGCCGAGTGTCGTGCCCTGTTCCTCGCCAAGATGAAGGGCCGGGTGCAGCTCGGTTGCGACGTTTCTGGTCTCGAACTGCGAATGCTTGGTCATTTCATGGCGAAGCACGACGGCGGGGCCTATGGCCGCGAGGTGATCGAGGGAGACATCCACACGATCAACCAGACAGCCGCAGGGCTCCCCACGCGAGACGACGCCAAGACCTTCATCTACGCCTTCCTATACGGGGCGGGGGACGGAAAGATTGGTTCGATCATCGGGAAGGGACGCAACGCGGGACGGCTCATCAAGAAGAAGTTCTTCGAGAAGGTCCCCGCCCTGGCGAAACTCGTGGAAGGCGTCAAGGCCGCCGCGAACAGCAAGGGTTACCTGAAGGGCCTCGACGGTCGCCTCCTGCACATCCGATCGGACCACGCTGCGCTCAACACGTTGTTGCAGTCGGCAGGGGCCATCGTGTGCAAGCAGTGGATCATCGAGTTCTACGATCTCCTGACCAAGCACAACCTCCATAACGTCGTCTCGATTGTCGCCTGGGTTCACGACGAGCTCCAGATGGAAGTCGCTGAGGAATACGCTGACGAAGTCGGCAAGCTCTGCATCCAAGCTATTGAAAGAGCAGGGAATAAACTCGGCATCCGTGTGCCGCTCACTGGTGAATATAAAATCGGAAGGAACTGGGCTACATGCCACTGATGCAACGCTATCATCCTGTGCCGGGATTTCTCGGCATCTCCTACGGGGATAAGACCACCAATGCCATTATCTGGGGCGGGGGCACGGAATTCTTCTTCTATGTCGTATCCCGAGCCGAGGCCGCCCAGATCGAGGAGTGGTATCAGAAAGATGGTTCGATCGCCGAGATTGCCAAGATTTTACCGAGGGCGTCCAACGCCGACCTCTCACTATTCTGCTGGGGCGGAGTGCTGTCCAATTGAAAACTCTCCTGATTGACGGCGACATGCTCGTCCACCGGTCCACCGTGGCCGTCGAAAAAGACACCCGGTTCCTCGATCGGTATCACATCCTGTTCTCGGACGCCGAGAGCGCCTGGAATGTCCTCATGGAAACCCTGGGGGAACTCCAGGACGCCTCTGGCACCTCCGAGGTCCTCGTCGCCTTCTCCGACCCGGACGAGAACTTCCGCAAGGGCCTCGTCGGCGGGGACTACAAGTCTCACCGAGCCGGTTCGCGCAAGCCGCTGGCCTACTGGGAAACCCGGAGGCGGGTCGAGGAGGGCTTCTCCACGATCTGCTATCCGACCCTGGAGGCCGACGACGTGATGGGTGTCCTCATGACCGAGCACCCCGGCGATTTCGTCCTCTGGTCCCTCGACAAGGACTTGAAGCAAATCCCCGGTTACCACCTGGTGGACGACGAGGTCATCAAGCGGCCCCTCTCCGAGTGTGACCTCTTCTTCTACCTCCAGACGCTCGCTGGCGATGTCACCGATGGGTACACCGGGTGCCCCGGCATCGGCAAGGACCGAGCCGAGAAGTACCTCCGGGAGGCCCTCAGGGTTACCCCGGTGAGCCACGAGCTTAAAAGCGGCCCCCGCAAGGGCCAAGTCGAAACGCGATGGGAAGAGGGGCTCGCCTCCTCTCCCTGGGATACCGTGGTGTCCCTATACCAAAAGGCCGGTCTCGGGGAGGAGGACGCGCTCCTCAACGCCCGAATGGCCCGAATTCTTCGTAATGAAGACTACGTGAATGGAGAAATCGTCCTTTGGACCCCCAACGCATAACCTCGGACGGCGGATCGTCCAGCTACTATATCCTCCCAGAAGGGGCCAAGGAATTAGGAGACCTCATCGAGTTCAAAGAAATGGACTTCAATCTCGGTAACATCTTCAAGGCTTGTTACCGACTGGGTGAGAAGAATGACCCGCTGTATGAGATAAACAAGATGGAGTGGTTCGTCGCCAGACTAAAGGCGCACTACCTCCGAAAGACACAAAAGTAACTACCGACACATAGAGGGTTCCTTCGCGGGGACCCTCTTTTTGTTTGTCAAGTACAAAATAATTACCCCTCCATACAGAGAGACACGTAAAGAAATGACGCAAGTTTTTCCTAGTGACGCTAGTTACCCTTCAGTAACCCCTCAACTTATAGATCACCTAAGTAATAAATACCCATTAGAGGGTTTTAAGAATATACGTACAGAAGGTGAACTAAAGACATACCAAGGTGCACAAGAGGTCATTGACTACTTGAAGACACTGCTCGCCCGACAGTAAGGAAAGCCGATGTGTTTCGGTGGTAAGGAATCAAAGGTAGAGGCCCCGCCGCCTCCGGTTGAGACCCTTGAACAGGTGGCCCCTGAGAAGAAGACAGCCGCAAAGATCAACAACTCCCTGTCCATCGGTACGAAGAAGTACCGCAACGAAAGTGGCCTCGGAACCTCTGGCATGATCTCGGGTTCACCCTCGGGTCTGTCCCTGTCCAAATAACGAGTGCCAATGTCTGACCCCGTGAATGACCTCACGGCGGTTGTGGACGCTGACGCCGCGATGTACTCCAGGTTGGAGACAGATCGCGAAGACTTTCTGTACCGAGCGCGTGAAAACGCCAAGCTCACCATCCCATCCCTGATGCCACCCGAAGGCCACTCGTCGGCCTCCCAGCTTTACAAGCCGTGGCAATCGATCGGTTCTCACGGGGTTAACACCCTGACCTCCAAGCTCCTGATGACCCTCCTGCCAGCGAACGCTCCCATGTTCCGCTACTCGACAAGCGACCAAGCTATCGAGGAACTGGCCCAGGACAAGAACGTCCGAGCCGAAGTCGAGAAGAAGCTCAACGAGATTGAGCGTTCCGTCCAGGATGAGATCGAAGGTCTCAGTATCCGAGCCGCCCTAGTGGAAGCCCTGAAGCACCTCGTGGTGTGTGGGAATGTCCTGCTATACCTCCCGAAGTCCGGGAACCTCCGAATTTACCGCCTGGACCGCTACGTCGTCCAGCGAGACTACGAGGGCAACCTCCTTCGTGTCCTCATCAAAGAGACGGTCGCCAAGGAAACCCTTCCGGCCAACATCCAGGACATGCTGTCCACCCCGAGTGACCTCCCGTCCGAGAAGGACAAGCAGGTCAACGAGAAGGAATACGACGTTTACACCGTGTTCACTCGTCAGGGAGATCGCCTGGTTACCCACCAGTCCATCAAGGGCATGAAGCTCCCCGGTTCCGAGGGCTCCTGGAAGGTCGATAAGTCGCCGATCATGGCGCTTCGCTGGACCTACCTCCACGATGAAGACTATGGCCGCGCCTACATTGACGAGTACATCGGTGACCTGACCGGCGCAGAGGCCCTCTCGAAGGCCCTTCGCGAAGCTGCTGCGGCCTCGTCCAAGATTAACCCCATGGTGAACCCGACGGGCCTCACCAGGGCAGCCGACATCGCCAACGCCGAGAACCTCGAAGTCATCTCTGGCCGAGCCGACGATGTCACCATGCTCCAGTTCGACAAGCAAGCCGACATGCAGGTAACCCAGGTGGTCCTCCAGGACCTCATTACCCGTCTGTCTCACGCTTTCATGATGAACAAGTCCATCCAACGTAACGGAGAACGCGTCACAGCCGAAGAAGTGCGCACAATGATCTCCGACATTGATGATGTCCTCGGCGGTATCTACTCGCTGCTCGCCCAAGAGCTCCAGCTTCCATTGGTGGTCCGAATTATCGACCGAATGGAGCGCGAGAAGAAGATACCGAAGCTATCGTCCCTCAAGGGAGCCGATGGTAAACCAGTCACTCGACCGAAGATCGTGACAGGTATTGAGGCGCTCGGACGTGGTCATGACTACAACAAGTACATGACACTCGTGAAGGAAGTGCTTGCCCCGATCGGTGACGCTGCATGGCAGGAAGTCAATCTCAGCGACTTCATCAAGAGAGCCGCTGTGTCTCTATCCATCGATACTGATGGTCTACTCAAGAGCCCCGAAGACAAGCAAGCCGCCCTCGCGCAGCAGCAGGGTCTTCAGCAGGGCCAAATGAACCAGCAGATGCTAATGGACGTGGTGAAAGGCGCAACGCCCCAGGTCGCCAAGGTGGCCTCTGAGGGTATCGCTTCTCAAATCACAGGGACACCAGAATAATGGCATCCTTCAGTAACGCCTTCTCCGCTGCCCGAAAGGCGGGGAAGAAGACTTTCACATGGCAGGGCAAGAGCTATAACACGAAGGTCGCCAAGACCCCCAAGCTCCCTAAGAAGGGGCCGGTCCCAACCGCCAAGCCTACCGCCAAGACTGGTGCCACGGCTTCCGCCAAGGCCGCAGCTCCCAAGGCTCGGGCAGACTTTCCGAAGCCAGCGCGGGGCGTAGGCATCGCCAAGCCCGGTTCGCGTATCTCCAAGGCAGTCGCCCGGAAAGAGAACGCCCCGAAGTCCACCGTCAAGTCGGACGCCCCGGCTCCCAAGCTGGCGGCCCTCGGGAGAACCTCGGGGAAAACTCCGGTTCCCACGTCCAGCCCCAACAAGGCAGACCTTGGGAAATCTACGGGTAAGACCCCGATCCCCGCGAGCAACCCTCGGAACGCCCCGGCAGTCGGGATCGCCCGTAAGGGGTCCCCGCTGGCTATCGCCGCGCAGCGCCGCAAGGAAGCCCCGGTGAAGGACGACAAGCCAATCGACGCGCTCAAGTACAGCCCCACGCCCCTGGCGAAGGCTCACATGGGCGACCTGACTGGCCCGAAGTTCCCGAAGCCAAAGAAGAAGAAGTAACCGCATCTCCCCCGCCCTCTGCCACCCGGCACGGCGGGGCACTCCTTTCTCAACTCCCCCGATAGAGAGCATTTATGTCCAATCATCAATCTACTACCATCACAGCCTCGGAGAACTCCGGGCCGTCCCTCGAAGAACAGTATGAAGCCCTGAAAGCCGAAGGTCTGGTCTCAGACGATGAAGACGGCGCGACCACCGAGGCAACCCCAGTTGCTCAAGGGGGAGCAGACGGCGAGCAGGAGGGTGACGGTAGTTCCGACGATCGCCCCTCCTGGCTCCCGGAAAAATTCGCCACGGTCGAAGACTACGTCGCCTACGTGAACGAGCTTGAAGCCAAGCAGACGGGCACGAAGGACGAAGACCCGGCTCCCCAGGCGACCCCTGAGGAAACCGCCGCAGCAGAGAAGGCCGCCGAGAAGGCTGGTCTGGACCTCGGCCAGGTGTCCCAGGAATGGTTCGCCAACGGTGGTCTCAAGGAAGAAACCTATGCCGCCCTCGACAAGGCCGGTTACCCCCGCGAGATGGTTGACATCTACATCGAGGGTCTCACGAGCCGCACCACGCAGACGACCAAGCAAGCCTACGACCTAGTAGGTGGCGAGGAAAGCTACGGTGAGATGATCGAGTGGGCAATCGACAATCTGTCCCCCGAAGACCAGGCGGCATTCGACTCCGCCGTCAACTCCAACAACCCGCGACAGGCCATCCTGGCGATCAAGGGTCTCAAGGCCGACTGGGAAGCCGCCCTCATGGCGGACATGTCCGACGAGCCCAAGACCCCTCTGAATGCCAAGGGCGCTGTCCCTCAGGCCGGTTACGCCTCGCTCGATGACTACATGGAGGACCTCAATGATCCCCGGTACGACAAGAACGAGACCTTCCGCGCCCAGGTAGCCGCCAAGCTGGCTAAATCCAACATCATGTAAGGACCTCGATGGCGAGAGACTACGACAAAGAGTACGCGGCCTCTCGCCGTCCCGACCGCCGCGCCGACAACGTCATGCGCAAACGTGCCCGTCGAAAGATGATTAAGAAGCACGGAGAGGCGGCCCTCAAGGGCAAAGAGGTCGATCACAAGAACATGAACCCGCAGAACAACTCGTTTAGCAACCTGTCCATTATGACCCGCAAGGCCAATCGCAAGAAGCAGCCAAAGAGGAAGTAATCCCTGATGAAGCCTTCCCACACGAGAGGGGCCTCCTTTCCCGTGTTCTGGGATGAGTGCGGTCTCCTGACGACCGAAGAAGTCTTAGAGTCCCGAGAGGACCTGGAGTCCTCCCTGCTTGGCCCGGACGGCAACCCGCTGTTCTACCGCTCCAAGAAGCTCGGCTACATCGGCTTCACCCGCCTAAAGGAACGATCATGAAAACCAGTGCTATGGGTCGCAAGGCGATCCGAGTGCGCGAGGGCGTTGTCCTCAAGGCATACCCGGATTCGGTAGGCGTCTGGACCATCGGCGTCGGCCACACGTCCGCCGCAGGTTCCCCCAAGGTTACCCCCGGTCTGACCATCACCGCCTCCGAGGCGGACGAGATTCTGTCCCGAGACCTGGCGATCTTCGAGAAGGCCGTTAACGCCTCCGTAAAGGTCCCGCTCTCCCAGAACGAGTTCGACGCCCTCGTGTCCCTCGCGTTCAACATCGGGGCAGGGGCGTTCAAGAAGTCTACGCTCCTCCGCGAGCTCAATAAGGGCAACCGGGCCGCTGCTGCCGATCAGTTCCTCAGATGGAACAAGGCCGGGGGCAGGACCCTCAAGGGCCTCGTGAACCGTCGCCACGCCGAGCGCCTCCAGTTCCTCTCGAACAAGGCACCCGCCCCAGAGGCTCCTCAGGTGACCCCTGAGAAATCCCGAGGCTGGCTCACCGAGCTCATCTCCCGGCTCCTCTCCGCGCTCTTTAGGAGAAAGACATGACACCCGTCATAATCCGCATCCTCCTGCGCTACGGCTCAGGATTTCTAGCCGCCAAGGGCCTCCTGGCCCCCGAGGTTGGCGTCGAGCTGGCCGAGGACCCGGACATCAACATGCTCCTCCAGGTTCTCTCGGGGATCGTCGCCGGGGCCGCCGCAGAGGGCTTCTACTACCTCGCCCGTAAGTTCGGGTGGGCCAAGTAAGTGTTCCTGAAGTTCATCCTTTCGATGTTCTCCGGGCCTCTGGACCGCATCCTCGATACCGTAGACCGCAAGGTGGACAATGAGACCGCTCGGGAGGAAATCCGCAACAAGACGGTGTCCTCCTACGTCGAGCAGCTCGCTCGGGTGCAGACCTCCAAGTGGGGGTGGGCACCGCTCCTCTTCTACATCCCGGTGGGCTTCTGGTTCGCCGCAGTTTGCATCTACTCGGTCCTGTGGTGTCGCGATTGCGCCTTCCCGCAGGAGTGGTCCATCGCCGCCCTCCCGGCATCCCTCAATCCCTGGATAGGCCCGATCATTGGCTCGCTGTTTATCGGCAAGGCCGGTGAGACGATCCTCCGGGTCCTCCGCAAGTAAACCCTCCCAGGTAACCCCTGGGTGGGCTGTGAAGTATCAGATCAAGGAAGATCACCACACTATAGCCGCTCCTCTTTAGGAGGGCGATCTCCCTTATGATTTCGAGCAAAACGAATACTCTCAAGTAACCTCAGGTCCCCTCGGGGAATAACCTCCAGATGAAACCGAGTTTTCCGAAGCGAAGTCACACCGCGCCGCCTTTGCCGCGCACTCTGATTACTTCCGAGAACTTTAATGCCTCAGTCCACAACTACCACTGCTGGTGTACCGGCAGGTCCGTCCCATTCGGACAACCTCTACCTGAAGGTCTTCTCTGGTGAGACCATGAAGGTCTTCAACAAGCGCACGGCTCTCAAGGGTCGCCACCGCGAACGCACGATTGCCTCGGGTAAGAGCGCACAGTTCGCTGCGATCGGCAAGGCCGCCGCAGAATATCATACGCCGGGTAATCTGATCCTCGGTCAGGACATCAACCACGGCGAGAAGGTCATCACCATCGATGACATGCTCATCTCCTCGACGTTCGTCTCGAACTTCGAAGAGGCCATGAACCACTACGAGACCCGTAGCGAGTATGCCTTCCAGATGGGTGACAGCCTTGCTCAGGCGTATGACCAGCACCTCTTTGCTATCGCCACCAAGGCGGCTGTCAACGGCACGACCGGCGCAGTTACCGAGATGGGCGCTGCTACCGAAGACAAGATCGGTGCCACGCCGACGATCGCCAACATCGTTGACGCAATCTACAACGCCGCTGCCTACTTCGACGCGACGAACGTCCCGGACACCGAGCGCACCGCGTTCGTCACTCCGTCCGTCTACTGGGACCTCGTCCAGGACGGCTCGTTCCTCGACCGTGACTTCGGCAACGATGGTAACGGCTCGCAGTCCAAGGGCGCTGTCTACCGCGCTGCTGGCATCGAGATCGTTCCCTCGAACAACCTCGCGCTGAACTTCGGCGTGGCTACGCTCGCTGGCCGTCAGGCTGGCTCGGCCACCACGGACTACACCGTAGACGGCTCCACGTCGCTCGTCCTCATCATGCAGAAACAGGCCCTCGGCACTGTCAAGCTGATGAACCTCGCGACGGAGAAGGAATACCAGGTTGGCCGTCAGGGCACCCTGATGGTCTCCCGTATGGCTTGCGGTCACGGCGTTCTGCGCCCTGAGTGCATCCGCCTGATCTCCGCGAAGGCCGCCGCCTAACACTCCATAGGGAGGTCCTTAATTGGGCCTCCCTTTTTTTCCTTAGGGAGCCTTCCCGTGTCAGTTAAGTCCTATACCGAGCTTGAGGCGGTAAACCTCATCCTAAGAAACATGGGCGAAGCCCCTGTAAACTCCCTTTCAAGTCCCCCGCTGGATGCCTCCGAGGCCCTTGCGACCCTGCAAGAGACTTCGTTCGAAGTGCAGAAGCGCGGTTGGTACTTCAACACCGAAATTTACCGGCTCTCCCCGGACAACAACGGGAACATCCAGCTCCCGGTGAACACCCTTCATGTCGAGTCCACAGGGAACTCCAAGGGCACCCGGGTGGTCAGCCGTAACGGCCTCCTCTACCGCATCAAGCCGTTCGACAACGGCCCGGTATTCGAGGGACCGATGGAGCTCCGCCTGGTTCTCGGGCTGGATTTCACCGATCTCCCGGCATC